CTGACGTTGGCCTATCTGTATAAGAAAACATTGCAGTATCTTTATAACAATCCTTTACATAATCATTTATTACATTGGTAAACATCGTATCTTTTGCTAAGTATTCTTTACCATTAATTACTATATACTTCGAGTTCACTGAAATATAAACAGTATCCAAATAGTCTGAACCAATATTAAATGAGTCAACTTTTGCCATTTCTGGTTTGATTAATTCCTTTGGCTGGGTGCAACCAAATAGTAATATTAATATTAATAGTTTCTTAATCATTTATTGCTTTTTTAACCATATTGCAAACCCTTTTAAAGTCGGTTCTGGTTTGTCATATATTTCCTCACGCTCCATCTTATAAGCATAAGGATGTACGGATTGCTCATACTGTCTTATTGTATCATAATGAGAATCTAATCCTTTTTTGACAATTTTGTCTTTTGAATAAAGATAATAAACATAAATATTATCCTGTTCACAGTAATTGATATATTTATATAGCATACCACCAAGTGCGCTTATAAAATCATCTTCATTATAAATTGGATAATCAGAATGTATTTGAATCCACGGATTATAAATTACAGAATCACAATTTAAATTATCACTAAGAATCAAATTTGTATGACTTTGTGTTTGACAATACCCGCTAAAGGTAATTATTAGTAGTAAAATTAATAGTAGTTTTGTTTTCATAGTTTAATCAACTTAATTATTAAAGATCAGGAGTTTTGCAGCCGTTTTCTTGTTGCCAAAACATAACTTCAGTTTTAAAATCTTCTACCATTTGAATCATTTTTTTATCTACTTTGGCTTTTTGGGCATAAGCAATCCATGTATTCATAGTCGGAATCATTAATCTGTCTTTTGCCCTAAGTAAAAATACAGGTTCATCTTTACCTATTTTGTTTTCAGGGTCTTGAATTCTTTGATAATCTTTTCTTGCATGTTTCATAATTTAATTGTTTTTATCAAGCTGTATAATGTTAATCCAAATCCAACTATAATAATTAATACTGCTATAATTAATGGAATTGCAATAAATCTTGCAAAATACCCCGTCCATAATTATTTCCAGGCCGTTTTTTATTCTCTTTTCGCCATCGGTTAATAAATACTTTTTCCTTATTTGTATCGGTTTCATCAAACGGATTTACATGGTTTATGCGTTCATATCTAAACCCTTTATTATTCCTACCAAGTGCTTTTATTGCTTCTTTTTCCATTAATTTAATTCAAAAGTTTCAAAATTAGAATTCTTATCCTTTAACATCATATATTCAGAATAAGCCCGAAATATTACAACTTGGTTAAATATTCTACTTGCTTTTATTAATTGGTTAATTTGCTTAATATCTCTAATCTTTAACTTATTAGGATTAATTTCTAAATCATCAAGTATTAAAATAGTGGTCATTTCAATGTAAATAAATTATGTTATTAATTTCCTTCAGCTCTTTTAATGGTATTTCGTTTATAAGATATTCTACGCATTTTATTCCTTCCTTTTTCATGTCTTTAATTGCTTTTATTTTGGCAATTTCTTCAATATCTAAATTATCTAAATTACTAATCATCTAGCAAATGTACAAAATCTTAATGAGAATTCAAATTCATTTCTTTAATTGTTTAATTTCCGGTGTAAGCCCCCTTGCTTTATATTCGTCGTGAACTACCCACCCACGCCAAAGGCGATGGGATGGGCTTCGGAGGTCATAGACTCACCTAATGGCAACGCCTTACTCCGTTTTTGTTTATCCTGCGAATAAATTCTAGCCAATCCAATGTTTGAAGCAAACTTGAATAGTCCTTCTTTGCATATTACTTTCCATCGCTTTTTCATTTAATCAATATTTATTCAATTAAATCAATATACTTTTTCTCAATGTTTCTCATATCAGCTCCTAACTCAAATTGGCTATTTTTCACAAATCTTTGTTTTAATTCCAATATTAAATCCATTATTGGAGAAACGGAATTGCTTTGTAAAGAAATTGTTCTTTCTGAATGTTGGTAAGAAATATCCAAACCTATTGTCTTCGGGTATTTTTTTCTAATTAATTTCCAAAAGTCAGTTTCTAACTCTTTGATTTCGATAGAATGTTTTTCTATTAATCTAAAAATAACCTCATCATTATAAGAAGCAATCCCCTTAGAAATAATATTGCAAGCGGTCTGAATCTTTTTTGCTTGAGTCATTAATCTGCTTTCTCTTTTTGTAATTTTAAATGTTTTCATAATCTTTAGTATTAGTTTAATAAAATTTAAAATACCATTTCAGGTAAGGACATATCAATATATATTAACTTTTTAGGCTTTTCAATTTGTCTCATTATCCATTCTGCTTGTATCTCATATATTTTAATATTTACCTCGCTTATAAAGAAATAAAATTGCATCCTAGCTAATTTCTTACTATCAATTTCGTGCTTGTGTACTATTTCGTAAATTGTATTTATTCCGTTTTTATCAAAACAAACAATATCAGGAATGAATGAAATTCTACCATCTAAGACAAATTTATATTCTAAATCAATTCTTAAAAAATCATATCTTAACCAGTCTTTTAAAACTTCTTTTGCGTATTTATGTTTATAGCTTTCCATAATTAAAATGGCATTGTTTCTTCGGGTTCCGTTGTATCTGATATTGTTTTTATATCGCTTACTAACCAATTTGAGTTATCCCAATTAGTAACATCATTATTTTTATCTTCTAACCTTCCATTGTTATAATTATACTTAAATTCTGCTATTCCTTGAGATCCTAAATGTTTAAATTTAACCTTTTTTATGTAAATATCAACGTCATTAGTCATTATGTTATTGTCATCTTTTCTGCGATCTGTTATAATTCCATAGTCAGCTTTATTATAAAAATTTGCACCTCCTGAAATACTATATAATGTTGGAATTTTACCATCATAAATAGTACGAGGATGAGCAACTAAAAATATTAATATATCATTAAACTTTTCAAAACTTCTTAATGTTTCTAAAAATCTACTAACATATTTTGCCTCAGTTTCACCATTAGAATATTTATGTTCAACTACATTATAAGGATCAATAACAAGTATTTTAATACCTTTTGTCTTAATAAAATATTTTGCATTTGCTAATATTTTTTCAATTGTCATGTCTTCCTCATCCAATATCCAGAAGTAATTATCATTTATATATTCATAAGCTATATCATATTCGACATCATTAGATTTTTCTTTACTAAATTGTTTACCGATTAACTTTTCATAAAGCTTCGAATAGTGGTATTTTAAAGGATAATTTTCAGGTGTGAAAAATGCAGCTTTCCAATTATATAATAAATTTAATCTTACTACAATATAATCCACAATATCAGATTTTCCTGATCCTGGTTCACCTGTTACAATTGCAAGCCTGCTAGTTTCCCAGGTCATAAATTCATCTAAGTTGTTTTTAATCTTCAATCCTTCTTTAATTCCGTTGTTATAATAATCTAATAAATCAGATTGAAAACTATTTGCAAAAATTGTACCTTTAACCGGTGCTTGTCTACTATTTTTAATTAAATCTTTAAATTCTAATCCGCCGTATTTTGTTAGATATTCGTTTGCATCTTTACACTCTTTAAATGATACTATATTGCATTTTTCAGCTCCCAATCTTCTTATAAACTCATCTCTTAACTCAATACCTTTCGTGTCATTATCACAAGCTAAATAGATTTTATCAATACTATCAAACATCTCAATATAATTATCAAGATATTCCATATTAGTATTTGCACCGTTTGGAACACTTAAACAGTTTTTAAAACCATTTTGGATAAAACTTAATGTATCAATTTCACCCTCGGTAATTATTATTTCATCAAATTCCTTTAAACAATTAATATTATAAAATATCAATTCAGCACCAGAAACAAGTTTAAATGATTTTTTTGCACCTCTAAACTTTATATTTTTTAAATCAGAATCCAGAAAATAAGGAAAACATATTACTTCAGTTTCTTTATTAAATTGAGGCATAAATTCCTTATCAGAATATATCTTCATTTCAATTAAAGTTTCTTGCATTAATCCACGCCCCTCAAAAAACTTAACTAATTTATCTGATAATTCAGTTTTATTTTTCCATTCAATTTTAATATATTGTTTAGCTTCGTAAGGTTTATATTCGAAATAAGTAGTTAAGCAATGAAAACAATAAGCCGTTTTTGTTTCTGAATAATATTGTAAATTCTTAACATTTTTCTTTTTTCTATTACCTGAACATTCTGGACATATTGACATTTTTTGATTAAAGTCAATATTATATATTGTTTTAGTATTTGAAGATTGGTATTTCATGGCATTACTAATTTTTTAGTATTATTATTCCATTTTAATTCAAATATACCCTGCCATGAATTAAATATACTTTGTTCTAATATTTGTATTTTAATATCTTCATTCCCTTTTGATAATATTTCTAATTTTTTAAGCATTATTATTTTAGCAGCATCAGTTAAAGGTTTTTTTAATGTCTTTCGCATTTTTTCAAAATCATCAATAACTAAATCTAATTTAGTTTTATTTATTACATTATCATTTACATTATCATTTACATTAACAGCTTTTTTTGCTTTCGTTTGCTTTTCTAATAAAGCATTTGCTTCTTTTGCTTTCGTTTGCTTTTTTGGTCTACCTCCAAGCTTTCCGCTTTCTGATCTAACCGTCTTTATATTTTCCCACTTTTTTAAATCTCTTTTTAAATTTTGTTTTATAGGTAAGAATGCAATATTTATTAATTTATCATCAATTACAGGGTTTTCATCATTAACATAACTAAAAATATGTTTAATCAATATTCCTGCTTGTTCATTAGTTAAAGAATCAAACAGCTCTTTATTTTCAGTATATAAAACAAATGATTTTTTGTTCTCAGCCATCCATAACCCTCCAATAAGAAAGCCTTAAAAAGAAAAACATCGGATACAATGTCGCTAAACAACCGATGTTAGTCCAGTTAAGGCTCCTATTTAAAATAAAAATGTAATTGTGGTTTAACATTGTTATTACGTTTAGCGTTGCGCAAATGTACTAAAAATTTAACTATTAATACTATTTTATTGGATTATTTTCAAAATAGAATACTATTGGTTTTGTAGTTTCCTGAATTAATCCGTATCTTTTTGCAATT